TACTGGATTTGATGTACATGCATACACCGCTGAAGTTATTAGTAAAGCTGGTCAGCCTACGAGTAGACAGGATGCAAAAGCCCACACCTTTGCGCCCCTTTACGGGGCAACGGGGTTCGGACGCACACAAGCAGAAGCAGCCTACTACGAACACTTCAACGACAAGTACACGGGGGTTGCCACTTGGCATTCCAAATTGGCTACGGAAGCTATCACAACACAGAAGATAGTCACGCCATCAGGACGGGAGTTCTCGTTCCCTAATGTAGTTCGTAAACCTAATGGCCGTGTGTCATACTTTACGCAGATAAAAAACTATCCGGTACAGTCTTTTGCTACTGCTGATATTGTACCGATTGCTTTACTGCATATTGATAAACTGCTTGACAACATGCAGTCATGTGTAGTAAACACAGTACATGATTCAATTGTGATTGATGTACATCCAGAAGAAGAGGAGAAGGTTGTTGACATCATCAACAGGACTAATGATGAACTACCAAACTTGATTACTCTTAGGTGGGGGATAACTTTTAATGTACCCCTACTACTGGAATCAAAAATAGGCCCGAATTGGCTTGACACTAAAGACGTAACCTGATATAACTACGGTTCTAAACTTAAAAGAAAGGAGACTATTATGACACAATTGACAACAGTAGATACCAATAACTATGCTGCTATGGCAAAGGCTATGGGTATCGCACATGAGAAGACATCATCTTCTTCTAGTTCACTTGCACGACTACGCATTAATCATTCACCTATTATCGGATCAGATAAGGTGCTGGTAAAGGGTGGTGCATACAAGCTGGAGATTCCTGATGGCCCCACTCACTATGCTAATAGCATTAAGATGAGGCCGTTCATGCAACGCTTCATGCATAAGCGTTTCGTTCAAGGTGATGCAAAGAATCCCAATCGTTATATCAAGAGCGTGATGGCAGATACACTGGACATTGACCTCAAAGATAATGACGGTGGGTTCAACTGTGGTAAACCCGCAGGATACATCAAAGACTTTAAGGCACTCCCGCAAGCGCAACAAGACTTGCTCAAAGCAATCAAGCGTGTACGTGTCGTCTTTGGTGAGGTGGAGTTGATTGACCCAAAGAATGAGCAGGGTGATTCTGTAAAGGTGGAACCTACGCCATTCATCTGGGAGATTGATAACCGTGACGCATTTAAGGAGATCGGTTCTAGCTTCACCACTTTGGCAAAGATGCAACGCTTGCCAATCCAGCATATCATCACTGCGAATACCAGTGAGCGTAAGATTCCTACAGGTGCATCATACTATGTACCCGTGGCATCGCTGGATGTTACCAAAACCATTGAGTTGACTGATCAAGATCAGGTTTTGTTCGGTGACTTCATGTCGTGGATTGATAATTACAATAACTACATTATCAATACATGGGCAGAGAAGACTAACTCTAAAATGGATGATGAAGATATTGATGTAGTTGATGGTCTAGTCGATATCGAAATTGAAGAAGAGGTAGCGTAATGCATCACCCTGCTGAACTCGCGCTCCATCAATATATGGAAGACGCAGTGCAAGGCAAAACAGAAATGTCAGAGGAGACTATTGAACAGGTATCTTCTGATATCGCTGAAGCACTGAAGAAGCAGTTCGGCAGTGGTAAAAAGCGGGGCGACTTTAAACTACGGATGTCAAACGTAGGTCGCCCCACTTGCCAACTCTGGTACGAGAAGAACAAACCAGAGGTAGCACTGCCATTGCCTACCACATTTATAATGAACATGATGCTTGGCGATATTGTTGAGGCAGTATTCAAGGGTCTACTAAGAGAAGCAGGAGTACAGTATGAAGAACCTGAACATGTTACACTGGAACTGGATGGTACATCCGTTAATGGAACATATGATATTGTTGTTAATGGTGCTGTCGATGACGTTAAGTCAGCGTCTGATTGGTCCTATCGTAACAAGTTTGAATCATATGAAAAGCTGGCTAGTGGGGATGGGTTTGGTTATGTAGGACAACTCGCCGGATATGCCAAGGCATCAGGTAAAGATGTCGGTGGTTGGTGGGTAGTCAACAAAGCAAACGGTCAATTCAAATACGTGCCAGCATCAGGTCTTAACTTAGATGAAGAGATTTCTAAGATACAAAAGACAGCAGACGCAGTAAAGGAGAACAAGTTTGAAAGATGCTATCAACCTGTACCAGAGAAGTTTAGAGGTAAGGAGACGGGTAACACGGTACTTAATGACGGGTGTAAGTTTTGCGCTTATCGTTTTGATTGTTGGGATGCTCTGACGGAACGTCCATCAGTGATGTCACAGGCCAAAACGCCACCGACAGTTAGCTATATTGGAGATGTAGTTGTACCATAAAGCATGGAGGGCAGCGCGTAAGTATGGGTATCGTAGTGGGTTAGAACTAACCATTGCAGAGAAGTTGAAGGCAGATAAAGTATCATTCAGATACGAGGCCATCAAGATTGAATGGGAAGACCTAGCCTACCGTACCTACACTCCCGACTACATTCTCAAGAACGGTATCATAGTTGAGGTGAAGGGTAGATTTGTAACGGCAGATAGACGTAAGCACATTGAAATAAAGAAACAACATCCTGAACTAGACATACGTTTTGTATTTGAGAATAGTAAGAATAAAATACGTAAGGGAGCAAAGACAACCTACGGCGATTGGTGTACCAAGCATGGCTTTAGATACTATGATCGCATTATACCAGAGGATTGGTTAAAGGAAAAAGGGAAGGACAAACATCCTAACTTTATCGGTCATCCAAACTCTACAGTGAAAAGGAGGATTAAGAAATGAACAAAGAGGAGATGATAGATAATATAAACGATGAAGACTTCATCATAAGAATAAGACCCTTTGCAGATGAAGATGGGCAGTGGAATGGAGAGATTGATATATCTATTATGGCCTTCCCTAAGAATCCTATGGACGATGAAGATTATGGAAACGTAATGCATTTTGTAAAGATGATGTGTGCTACTGTTCCTATCATGGAACAAGAAGAATCTATTCGTAATGTTGTGCATGAATATGTTACGAATGTTATTGACAACGAGTTGGAAGTTGATGTAGAACTAGAGGAAGAGATGGGCGTAGAGAAAGAGTATGACGGTAATGTAGTCCATCTAACATTCAACACAAAGACAGGAGGTAATGCATGAGACACGAGGCATACATGAAGCAAATGATGGAAGAAGCGGAGCAAGCTAGTAAGGAAGCCTATGGTAATGTGGATATGGTGAATAGTCCTTCTCACTATAATCAGTCAGGTATAGAGTGTATCGCTGCTATTCAGGCTGCTCTTGGACCCAACTTTAAATATTATTTACAGGGTAACATTATGAAATACCTGTGGAGATTCGACTACAAAGGTAAGCCACTAGAGGATTTGCAAAAGGCACAGTGGTATCTTAACACTCTACTTGAAGACACGGTGGCTAGTGATGAGAGTTAAGATATTTATCACACTGGATATAGACGATGATGAGTACCCCATACCTGCAGATGGGCAGGTTGGGGAGGAAATAGAGGATGGCATACGTGAATACTTCTATGATGTAGACGGTGCTGACATTAGAACAATGAGAACAATAACGGAGTGACAGATGAACAATTACTTACCAACAGACTACCAAAACTTCATCGCGCTATCACGGTATGCCCGATGGAAAGAAGATGAACAACGCCGTGAGACATGGGTTGAAACAGTAGAACGCTACTTTGACTACATGAAGAACCACCTGTACAGTACATGCAATTACGTGCTGTCAGATGAACTGCGTGGGGAACTAGAAGAGGCTGTGCTGAACCAAGACATCATGCCTAGCATGAGAGCCTTGATGACATCCGGCCCAGCACTAGACCGCTGCCACGTGGGTGCATACAACTGTTCCTACGTTCCTATAGACAGCCCACGGGCATTCGATGAGACTATGTACATCCTCATGTGTGGCACGGGTGTAGGCTTCTCTGTGGAGCGTGAGAACGTGGACAAGCTGCCTGTCATTAATGAAGCCATGCACAATACAGATACAGTAATCAAGGTTGGTGACAGCCGCCCCGGTTGGGCAAAGTCTCTGCGTGAACTTATCTCTCTGCTGTATGCAGGTCAGATTCCCAAGTGGGATGTATCAGAGGTGCGTCCTGCAGGTGCAAGGCTCAAGACATTCGGTGGTCGTGCCAGTGGCCCAGCACCACTAGAGGAACTGTTTGAGTTTGTCATTGCCAAGTTCAAGAACGCAGCAGGTCGTAAGCTATTCCCAATCGAATGTCACGATATCATGTGTAAGATTGGAGAGGTTGTAGTTGTAGGTGGTGTACGCCGCAGCGCACTCATCAGCCTTTCTAACTTGAACGATGACCAGATGGCACATGCCAAGTCAGGTATGTGGTGGGAGAATGAAGGCCAACGTGCGCTGGCTAACAACAGCGTAGCCTACAAAGGTAAGCCAGAGATGGGTACATTCATGCGTGAGTGGGTATCTCTGTACGAATCTAAGTCAGGTGAGCGTGGTATCTTCAACCGTGCGGCAGCACAGACACAAGCAGCCAAGAATGGTAGACGTGATACGCAACATGATTTCGGATGCAATCCCTGCAGTGAAATTATCTTACGTCCATACCAGTTCTGCAATTTGTCAGAGGTAGTTGCCCGTGCTGGTGATACACAGCAGACACTACGTGAGAAGGTACGCTTGGCTACAATCTTGGGTACATTCCAGTCAACACTGACTGACTTCAAATATCTGCGTAAGGTATGGCAGAAGAACACAGAGGAAGAGCGTTTGTTGGGCGTGTCACTGACAGGCATCATGGACAACGACTTGCTCAGTGGTACATCAGCGCATCTTGGCAAGAACATTGGTCAGACACTGGAGACATTGCGTGACACAGCAGTAGAGACTAATGCTGCTATGGCTGAACAGCTTGGTATTCCACAGTCAACAGCCATCACATGCGTCAAGCCTAGTGGCACAGTGTCGCAGCTTGTAGACAGTGCGTCTGGTATTCATGCACGGCACAACCCACACTACATTCGGACTGTACGTGGCGATAACAAAGACCCACTCACACAGTTCCTTATGTCGGAAGGTATTCCAGCAGAGCCAGATGTTATGAAGCCTGAGTCCACGACAG